GCAGATATTTTATCGACGGCCAAACTATTGCGGCGATAATTGCGATGGTTAAGGCGAAATCACCAAATGGAATGCTTGATGGAGGCTTCATTTAATTTAGATTTTAATACAATACATTAATGCAACGTTTACCGGGCGAGTCTCGGTAGAGGTTCTCACTCCTGACGAGCTTGAGGCGTTGAATGTTATCCCTGTTGTCGACGTGCTTTGACCGGAGGCTCCATCGTTAAAAACAGAACTGGTTTCTTTTGAAGCCAAGGCTCCAGCTCCTCCACTGGTTCTCATTTTATTGGTGCCAGGAGTTTGAAGATCGATCGAACCAGTAATGTTTTGCAGAGCATCTTGTTGGGTTGATCCAAAAGAACGTCCACTATCAACAGACCCTCCATTTGCCCATCCACGCACAAAATAACCGCGTAAATCAGGGATATTAAAAGTGGTAGTTCCGTTGCCCACTCCGAAAGTAGTTCCTATTGACGAAAATAAGGCTGCATATGTAGTTCGAGAGATTGCTGAACCATTGCACTCTAACCACCCACTAGGAGCTGTATTCATTGCAAAACACATCACAGCTCCAGATGGAACTCTAATACCAGCAGAAGAGCCGGTTAATCTAAAAACCGTTCCATCGTAACGCAGCTCAATATCTTGAGCGCTATTTAAGGTATTAGCCGGAGGGTTAGTAGTTCCGTCCGCCTCTTTAATTGATTTTGTACCCAGTCCAAATGGATTAATCGTGCACGCGCCGCCCGTGTTGGCATTTCCTGGTCTAAATTTAATTCCAAGGCCGTTTTTTAGGGAGTAAGGAGCTTTGAATGGAGAAACTTGAGTCACGACATAGGCGTCGGCAATCCCTGAATCTGTGCAAAATACTCCGCCTTGGGCGGCATAGCTTGCGGTTCCTATTGAAACCTGATCTAAAATTGAAGAAGAAGGAGTTTGACCAGAGGTGGTAATTAACGTTTCAAGCTCGGTTGGTATTTCGTTGAATTCTGTGGCTGACAAAGTGTCGCCATTAATTTTTGATACAATATCCATAGGGGTGACTATAAAATATAATTAAAGATAATTTGGGTAGGAGCGGGTTTTAAGATATTAAAAAGAGTTTCTAAAATGTTTGATGTTGTAGAGCTAAGTTTGAGTGGAAAAGTTAGCGGAAAGCCGTAGGGATTAAGGCTTGCTGGAGCATTGACTATCATAGTAAATCTTGCCGCGACTTTATCCTTAAAAAAAGTGAAAGGAAACATCATGGGAAAAGTCCCATAAGTGACACCGCTAGAAATAGTGATTGTAAAACCCAGGAGCGCAGCCAGATTTATGAAATCTTCAGCGGTTAAGACGCCAAGGCTCCTAATCTGAATGAGGATTTGTTTGCGGCGCTCCTCAATTGGCAAAGAAGTCGTGTTTGGAAAATAAGAATTAGGAATGCCCACAGCTGCTTCCCAAGCGCTGATAAAATCTAAATCATTGGTCTCTAATATATTTAAGCCTAACTCGGTGTTGGCGATAGTCTGATCTAAAACCGTGAGTTCGCCGCCTAACCCCTGTAACAACTTACGCAAGTTGGTGTTTTGAAGCGCCTTGGAAGCAAATAACTTGTCGTTTGGCAAATAGGCTGCCAGTGTATCAACTTGTTGCTCTAATGTGTGCGCAAGAAACAAGTTAGCCATTATGGAAAGGTAATTGTTCCCAGGGTGCCAATCTGTCCAAGGCCATTTGCGTGGTTAGACGATGGCGATGAAAGTGTATAAATTGGGCTTGCCCCAGTGGAATCAATGACTTGGCTAATTACGCCATTAATCTCAGATAATTTATCTGCTTGGCCTACGTTGTTGGAGGTGCCGAAAAAATCAGAGAGCGCGCTAGTAATTGCGCTTTGCATCGTTGAGGTATTCGGGGAAAGCGCCGAAAAGATAAAGTTTAGAGGGTTTGCAACTGGCGCCTGAACTATAATGTCCGTGTCAGTCATAAAGGCTGGTTTATACTGCAAAATTGCTTCTTTTACAACATCAACATCTTGCGCGCTTGGAATTATCGAGGCATCATTATCGCGCACGAAATAAACGCGGAATTGCCCTAGCTCGACATAAGAATAAGCTGCGGCGATTGTCCCTGTAGCTGGGGTCGTTGGCGAACCAGAAACTGGGTAAGCAAAGTAGTCATCATCAATTCTTATCACCCTTTCTTGAACAACGTTATATTCGTTTTCCACAGCTCCCGTAACAGTAACATAATCACCACTAACGAGCCCATGATTTGTGGATTCGGCAGTTGCCACTTGGTCGTTTCTTTCAAGGGCAGAAATATCAATTGAAGCACTTGTTGAATCTGGGTTAAAAATCCAACAACGAGTTACACCTGGAACAGCTATAACAATGGTCTTGATTGAATTATTATTGAAAAATGAATAAGGATTTTGAATCCGAAAAAGAATACGATCTTTGTAAGATGGAATGATCTGTTCTTGGTCAGACCCCCCTGAAATCCCGTCAAACTGAGCATAAGCAATGCTATTAACGTTTGGAATTGGATTGGTTACGGTTAAGGAGGAGCCACTAGCTGCGCTGGTGCTCTCTCCGGCACTTAGCGCAACAATTGAAGCGCTGGCCGTTGTCCATTGAGCCACAATTGAACCACTTGCCGCCCCTGCAGTTCCTGCCTGAGTAAATTGAAATTGCTTAGCTGAGGTGACCGTGATGGCAATGTTAGTGCCATTGAAATCTGTTGGAGTCGCGCCAGTAATGGAATCAATTACTGTGCCAGTGGCAAGATTGTGGTTAGAAGTAAAATTAACCGTCACTAAAGTTCCAACGCGTGACATCGACGCCACGTTTACTGATTGAGTAGAGATGGTTGTGTTGCTAGTAACTTGATACTGAATGCCCGTTAGGCTCTGAAGAGTTGTACTACTTGTTGGGGGGGTAGCTCCGGGAATGGTAGTGCCCGCAACGCCAGTGAAAGTTACCAGACCAACTGCTGCCGTAGCTGGCTTGCGCTGCATTCCGTATTCATCACCAGCATTGATGATTGACTGATCGAATTGCGCAGTAACGAGAAAGGCTTCGCGGATTAAAAGGCCAACTTTTTGGTAAATATCAAAGCATCGCAGAGCAAGGGCCCACAGCATTGAACCGTAGAAACTGTTGCGCAAGAAGGGGTTGCTCGAAGGAAGTTGAGCTTTAGCGTCCGCCGTGATTCTATCGGCAACTTCTTGCCTGCTAGTAGGTAGGTTGTAGGCCATTAATTCGGGGTGGTGAACCCAAGCAAAATTTAATTTACGCTAGTAAACTCCCACAGATCAAAGTACTGTGGAGGAATTTGCGTGCCATCGTTTTTAGTGATGGTAATTATCCCTTGAATTTTGTAATTCGCAAGCAAATTAACCTCTGCTTCAACATCTTGCGCAATGCCGTCTTCAATCATCCAAGTAAAGGCATTTAGCAAGTAACCTTCGAGCACTGATTTTAGCTCGGGGTTCATGTTGGACTGGTATTTTGTCCATATCAAAGAGCCTTGCTCATAGCCCTTGACTGGCTGCAGAATGTTACCAACCCACCCCCCCCTTTGTGATGGTGGAACTTGTTCGTCATCAATTCTTTGCTCGCAAAAAACTGACATCTGAATGGCAGTTTGTAGGCCGCGCTCTAAAGTAAAATCTCCGTCGGTAAAGCTAATGTCGTAATAATTGTCGCCGCCTTGGGTAGTTATGTGATTTAGCCTTATGTCTGTCATACTATTAATCCGTGGGTTTGAAGGGTAGTGATAAGCGAATTTATTGCCGTTCTAGCTTGAGCATCAACTGTAGAGCCTCCAGTTGGTGCGATAATAGCGGGCTGCTGTGTGGTTACAACTTGCACCCCGTCAACTTTGTAAACCCCTTGCGTATTTATATCACCGGAAGCAGACGTCGTGGCTGCCGTGATATTAACATTTTTTGCCGCAATAATATCTATATCACCGTTGCTCTTTAGATAAATTTTATTGCCAAAATTATCATAAACGATGGTTTCGCCGGGTTGAATTTTTGGCGCTGCGGCATTCAAAGAAATAGCAAAGATATTTTCCGCATAACCAAACGGAGCAAACATAATGCAATTCGTTCCAACTGGTGGCGCAGAATTGATGCCGTACTGATTGACTAACGTGATGTTTTCTGGATTGAGTGGATCAAGAGAAGTAGCGGTGCCTTTAATCAAGCCCAGCCTAGTTAAAACGCTTCGCAATGTTCCTATCCGAATTAGTGATCGTCCCATTATTCTCCAAAAAGTGATGCAGTGATTTCCTTATCAACCTTCTTGCGCAATAAAGGTTCGAACAAACTGAGGCTGTAAGAATCTTTGTTTACCAACTCTAATCTTGTAATGGAGCCCCGCTGTATGTCTTGGCTATAAGTGACTGATTTAATCAAAAGCTCGTCATCTATATTGGCAAAATTATCATTGACGTAAACCAGTTGGTTAGGCTTCCACAAAGGATTTCCTGCATAACCCAAGCTTTTTATCTCGTTAAGATTTTGTCTAAATCCAACGACTTCACAGCAATAATAAAATCCTTTGGTGCGAGCGATATTAGCTTGCCAAGTGGCGCGCTTCTTGCAATCGGTTGAGTTCATGGCGGAGCTGCCAATCGCCGTATATTTTCTTGTGCTGCGGACTTGATCGTCAAAAGAGCTTCCGCTTTGCGCTACGCCAACGTTGCTTACCTCACTTTCTTCTGACCCAAAAGGCGCTCCATTGCTGGTTGGGTTAAGCATAGATTTGATCGTGTACTGATTGAAGCGCTGGGTAAAATCAATTTTTACGCTGCCGTTTTTTATGTTATTTGCCGCGCCTTCTTGGTCGATATTTTGCAGGATTGTTAGCGCCTGTTCATCGCCAATTTTGCGGATCAGAATGTTTCCTTGACCATCAGAGCTGAGAATCAATTGGCGCTTTTCTGCCATTTTGCGAATCAAATCGTAAGCGCTTTCACTGTGACGAAGTTGGATTCCTTCTGACGTTGAAAACGACTCAATTGCGCCAGCATTATTAATGATTGAGATTTGCTTGTTGTTGGCTGGAAGGACAGAACCAAAGCCGATTCTTTTTAGAGGCGTGACGACGGTGTAGCCGACAATTTCCAGAAGCTTAGTAAGTAAAGCGATGAAACCAATTGGCGGATTGAATGTTTTTGACTCTAGCGTTGAGTCAATAAAGTCGGCGGTTTTGTCTCGGCCGGAAAGAACTATCTCGTGCGAGCTAGTGTCATAATTGATTTCAACGTTATCTATGTAACCAGTGATGATCGGCTCGCCGTCAATATCAATTACGATTGCCGAGTTCGGGTTATAAATATCGACAATAAATTTATTCATATTGTCTGGCGGGCTAACGCTAACATGGAAGCGGCCGGAAAGGCCTTCTATGTCTTTGTAGAGACTAAAACTTTTGAAGTCCGTGTAGTTGCTGAAGTTGATTTGGGTGGTGATTTTGTTGACCATATCAATCCGACAGCACATTAATCACCCCTTTCACAAAAGCCGGGTCTTCGATCTTATTTAAAAGCACAATTTCATCAGAGCGAGTTGCATCGCCATAGAGTTGGTAGGCAAGCACGGTCGCTGGAATGCTTGTATAAATTGGCAAAGTTACTTTGATTGGTAAGCTTAATCGCAGCGTCTCTAAATAAAGACGATTCTGGCTGCGCATTGACTGCAGCAAGTTATAGACGCCCTCATCGACGGTGTCTGTATTGATGCTCAAATAAGCGTCATCCAAGTTTTTTTGGACTGAATTTAATTGCTCTTGATCGGTGTAAGTAATTGCAGTTGAGGCCTGATAGGCAATTGAAAGCGCTGCGGTGTCATTGAAATTATAGAGCGCGTCGTTGTTGCTGTTAATGGTTTCTGTCCGCTGCGAATTCCCGTCTTTATTTTTGCGATTACTTCCTGCACCAACTAACTTCAAAGCAACAGTAAAAAGGTCGCCAAAGTTGTCCGTTATCACCGAAACGTTATTGTAAAGCTGCGTCATCCGGGAGGCGAGATTTGAAGGCGTCTGCATCAGATTTGTTATCGAGGCCTGGAAGGCGGCAATGTCCGCAACAAATGCGGCAACTTCATCTGCGGTGCCATTGATGCTTGAAACTACGTCGTTAATGGTTCCGCTTATATCTTGGATTGTGTCGCGAGCATCGTTAAAGACGGCAAGTCCTTGATTATAGAAATCGACTGCTCCGGCTAAAACCCCTTCATTTTCACCAAAGATGGAATCGTAAAGGCGATTTAAGAAATTCTTATTTCCTGCAAAAGAGGTGGGGAAAATGTTTTTGTCGGCAACTTGGAGAGTTAAGCCGTATTCAATAACATTTAAATCAGTGAGCGGCTTGATTGAGGTGGTGTTGATAGTTGGAACAACTTTCTGCCTTCCTCTTGTCGGGTGGACGAAAACTATAATTCCACCCGTATTTATGGCCTTTTCAAGTTTGTTTCTTTTGGCTTTATAGGCTGAAAAAGTTTGTTCAACAATCCTAACTTTTACGTTAAAGGTAGTCGCTGAGCCACCCAAATCTTCAACGTAGCAGCTTTTAGAATTGATAAATTCATGCTTAGCTGTTTTTCGACCAAGGTTTGGTATTTCGTCAAATTGGAAGTAAACCTCAACGCCTGCGATAGTTGTTCGTTGGAAACCGCTTAAAATGCTCATTAGTAGCCCTCCGTGGTTATGCCAAGGCTACCTGATTCTTTCGGATAGGAGACGTCGGTTTTTAGGCCAGGTGGCGCGTTTTCGAAGGTGAGTTTTACGTTGACGTCTTGAGGGGCGGCAGAAAATTGTGGCGCTGGGATTGAGCTCATGTTCATGGCGCCCTGCGTTTTGGACGATATGTAATCGTTGAACGAACCAATCGAGCTAAGATTATTTTCTCTTTCGATCTCTGGGTGAAATTTTCTATTCACCTTGTCCATGATGTTATCTTTGAAGGCAGTCTTGAGGTCATGCCAAGCCATTCCTAGGCCTTTAACACTGAAGGTAAGTCCCTGCAGAGCTAAATCTATTCCACCAATTATATCTCTAGCTAATTCTGCAGTGTCTCCGTCGGTAATAGTTTTTTTCAACTGATACCAAGAATTGTTTAATCTATTTATTTGAGCATCAAGGCCTCCAGACGCTTTTTCAAGGCCGCGCATTTTAGCTCCATCCGTTAAGATAAAATCCCCAACCTTATTTATTACATTTGACGACACGCCAACAGTCGAAATCAACTTCCTAAACTGAGCTTCGCTCATGCCAAGCGCATCCGCAAAAATTTTCATAGCACCAGGCAGAGAGTCGCCCAACTGTCTTTGCAATTCTTCCAGTGTAATGATGCCCTTGGATTTCATTTGAGTTAGCGCGTTCATAATCAGCCCAAATCTATAAGGGGCGATCCCATAAACTCGCGACAATGAGGCAAATGCTTCGAACTGCCTTCTTACATCTTTCAGCGAATCTTTCTTGCCCGCGCTGGCAGCTAAGAATTTAACATACTCTTCTTTTGCCGCTTCAAAACTCACGCCAAGGCGGTAGGTTGTGCGCGTTAAATAATCAAACTCCTCTGCCGCTAGTTGTGATGCGCTTTTGGTTTTATCATATTGGGGAAGAACAGCTTCTAGCGTGGCATTTAATGAATCTAACTCGCGCCGTGTTTGTAATAAGTTGGCGGGCATATTTGAGGCCACGTCAATAGCTTTGTAATAACCAAAAGCCCGGGCTACATTGCCGAAATTTACTTTATTTCCCGCCGCCATCGCGCCGCCAGTGGGAGCGGATGTTTTTGTAGAAACGCTATCTTTTACCTCGTTAAAACTACGCGATAAATCTCTGTTGCTTCGAATTATATGCTCGTTTGCACGCTGAACTTTTCCTAGTGTAGAGAAACTTCCATAGCTAAATTCTCTTAACTTATTTTGGATTTCAGTAAGCGGCCGGATTATCGCATTTGCGTCAATCGAGCTGCCTCTGACGTTGATATTGAGGTTGCCCTGAACTTTTTTTAATTGCTCATCTAGCCTAAGAACCTTGGCCGTGATTTGATCTATCTGACCACCAAAACGGGCGGTATTTTTTGAGAAGGAATCCTGAACCTTAACAACGAAGCTTATGTCATTGCTCATTTGATCGCTCCCTTCTGGTTCGCTTTAACTGCCAATTCGACCCATTGCGCGAATTCTAAAATCGGCATATTCATCACATCTTGGTAGGTAAAGGCCCCGTTGTGTTGTTTTAAAAAATGGTAGATGTTTTCGATTAATCTTTCTTTTCCATTTCGGCGATCAAAAAAGATAAATCGAAAAAAAATTTACGGTAATCGACAGCAAGCTTAACCATGGCTATAGCATGTAGAGCTTCAGCATCGCCCAGTTCGATCACAGAATTATCAGGAGCCACCATCAATTTATTATCGCAGATAAATTTGACTAGCTTGGCATGGCCGCCTTCTAACGCGCTTTCAAACTTCTCGGCGTTTCTTACTGTCGGCGCCTTAAGAATAACCTTCTTCGTGCTCTTAAAATTACCATTAGACGAATACTTAAGCTCCTGCAAAAGCTCGTAATCCTTCTCAAAAACCAATTCAAAATCAGACATAAAATTAGCTTAGTTGAACTGGTGCGCCTTCCCAAACCAAAGAAACAACGCCTTCTGGGCTTTCGTTGATTTCTGGGTCGTTGGTTAGTGTCATTAGAGGAAAGTTTTGGTTTTGACCTGGGCCATTTGGAATGACGGACAAAGAATTTGCGTTGCCGTTTTGTTTCCAGGCTTTCACCAATTGCGTGATGTCTAAATCGCTATCTTGGTCAACTCTGCGAACGTCAAAAGTAACTTTGGATTTTGCGGTGTCTAAATCTTGCGCTAAAACTTGGCGCGTAGTTGAGCCATAAATTTCATTCATCACTTTGGCTTCGCCATAGCCGCCAACAGCCTTTAAACTATTTTGCACAATAAAAATCGGCTTACCATTTACGTTTACCTGCTTCGGCGAATAAGATACAGCGGCCATAAAATTAATTAGTTACTGTTGATTGTGGAACGATATTGAAATCGAAAACTTCAAGCTGACCCATAACGACAAACTGCATGGTTCCAGAAACGGTGCCAGTCGAGGTGTCAACATTAACCACCAAATTTTGGTTAAATTGGTCGTCAAGATTTACCCCGGTTGTTGGATCAATCCTGCCTTGCAAAACGTTTAAAGAAACCAGGTCTTGGAACCAGTTGTTGATGTCAGCTCTGATCGTGCGGGCGTTAGAAATCTGGATGTTCTGATTGCCAGAAACCGAGCCGCTAGTTAGCGCAGATTGAGCATATTTCTCTTTGATGTTGTTGAAGAAATATGATCTAGCTTCAGTAGCGCAGTCGTTGCGATTCAACGTCGCATAAGTGAGACCAGTGGCCGTAGGGCTAGCCGCCTTATAGCAAGTGAGCCACGCTTTGTTGCTCACAGGGAATTGGCCACTGATGTCGTTGCTGAAAGTGGTTCCACCCAAATCACCAAGTCCTTCAATCTCAATTTGAGAGAAGCCTTTGCCTGTAGGAATTGTGGCAAAGTTGGTGAATTTCATGTTTTGGTAAGGGATGCCTGCCATGAAAGGGCCGCCACGATTGTTGCCAGCTTGCATGAAATTGTTTAGAAGCGCATTTGGCTGGAAGCGTAAAGCTCTCATAGCAGCAAAGGCAGACGAAGCAGAATAATCGAGAGTTAGCAAAGATGGGCCTTTGAAGTCAGCGTCATTAACTTTCTTGATGCAGAGATATTCGATCACCTGAGAAGCAAGAGTGCTAGGCGCTAACGCAGTAGCCAGGTTCGCATAGCTTTCTACGTTAGCGACAAAGCCAATGCCATCACGGATTGCGTTGGTGACATTGAATTTTGCTTCTAGGTGAGTTTTTACCGCGCTCAAAAAGCAAAGCGGCGAAATAATGTCGTAACGAACATCGTCGATTTGAGACAAAACACCTGAAGTTGAAGGATCGGTAGCACCATTTGCAAAAGCTGTAATAGCGGCAGAAACGCCAGCAACAGTGCCTTCAACTTTAATGCCGATACGGTTGCCCGTAGTGCCTTTATTTTTTGCAGTGAAAGTTACGGTACCGGCATCATTTGCGGCAGTAACTGGAGATTTAGTGTCAGCAGTAATTGCCGCAGCTAGAGCATCGCCAAGCGTTGTCGCTGTAGAAGATGTTGTGACCGGGATTTCGTAATTGTTAAGAACCGCATCACCAACAATAACGTTCAAAGTACCAGAAGCTGTAGGTGTGGCAGTAAATTCAACTTCACCAGTTGCTGCAACGCCTGACCCATTGTCAGAAAGAAGAATTACATCCAGGCGAGTTTTTGGGTTCCAGTACTTGAAAGCGTCGATCATTATTTGACCGATAGAACCAGGGCCAGCCAAGTCAGACGCTACATTAACACCGTTTTCAATGTTGGTGTAAAGAGTTCCAGAAGTAGCAGATCCAGCAGAAGTTTTTTGAGCAAAAATCAAAGGAATTCTTGGGCTAGCTGGAAGGTCTTGTGCCGCTGTGCCAAGGGTCAAATTTACAAAAGGATAAGCGCCTGCCATATTTATTCAGATTTGGTTTTTGGTGTTTCTATCTTTGCCTTTGTTTCAGCTAGCGTGAGCTTGAAATAGTCAGGACTATCTTTGAGTTGACCGAACCAAAAGGAATGAAGAGGCTGACCATCGCTATCGACTTCTATTTCGATGGAGTTGCTTTTAGAATCTGCGGCTATAAACCATTTTTTGTGCAAAGGACTTGGAAAGTCCTTTAAGAATTTCAGCGTGGCTTTCATTGCTTTTAGCGTGGTGAACTAAAATTAATCGACGTCTAAGGTGGTGACTTAAACATGATTTAACGGGCTGGTTAAATCGGGTTTTATCTTGTCGTTTCTGGAATAAGTTGACAAGACCAAATGGGACTGAGTTCCTTAATTAGACTTGCTGCAGAGCATCTTGCGCGCACCACTACTGTCACCTAACCTAAGCGTCTCCGACCTTAACAGCATAGTTGAACAAATTGAGTACGAAAGGCTGAGGAAAAGCTTTGAGCATTACTTTTTGACCTCCTTTGGAATTCTCAATCCTGGCCTCGTTCTAAAATACAATTGGCATATCGGCTGCATCTCCGAATATCTTGAGGCCGCATTTAGAAGAGAGGTTACGAAGCTCATCATCAACATTCCTTTTCGGATGTTGAAATCATCTCTGTGTTCCATCGCTTTCCCTTCCTGGGTTCTTGGCAATCTGCCAATCACAAAGTTCATGTGCGTTTCCTACTCAGACCAGCTTGCTACCGATCTTTCGGTTAAATGCCGCCAGCTAGTTGAGTCAGATTGGTTCGCTAAAGTTTTTCCAGAATTCCAGCTTGCCAAAGACTCAAACCAAAAGACCAGATTTGACACGACAAAAAACGGCTATCGCTACGCCACTTCCGCCGGAGGAAGCGCAACCGGCATGGGTGCGGACTTCCTACTTGCCGATGATTACATGTCGCCACGCATGGCAAAATCAGATCAGGAAAGGGAGACCGCCCTAGGAAACTGGGCCCCGATGTTTCAGACACGGAAAAACGACCCGCAGAAATCAGTTGAAATCATCATCGAACAAAGAACTCACGACAAGGATTTGACCGGGATGCTGCTAAAAGAAGGGGGTTATGAGCACCTATGCCTTCAGGGGAAGTTTGAAAGCAAAAAAACTTTTTCTTTTGGAAAATTCCACAAAGATGTTGAGCAAGGAGAATTGCTTCAAGAAAACCGCCTTTCGCAAGAGGTTTTAGACCGATATAAAATTGCGCTTGGCAGTCAAGATTATGCAGCGCAAATCCAGCAATCTCCCATGGCAGAGGGTGGAAATATCGTAAAGCTTCAGTGGTTCAAAAGATATTCGCCAGCACTTCTGGAATCTATGCAATTCGAGACAATCGTGGTTTCTTGCGATACAGCTTACCAGCCAGATCAATTAGCCGATCCAAGCTGCTTTGGGGCTTGGGGAATTAAAGATAATAAAATTTACCTACTTGATCTTCTAAATGAAAATTTAGCCTACCCGGATTTAGAGAGAAAGTTGAACTCTTTTTTAGAAAAACATAAGCCTCATTGGACTCTGATCGAAAATCGCGCAAGCGGTCAAAGCCTGATTCAAAAGCTCCAGGCCGAAGGAAGGTTTGCAGTTAAAAAAATCGAGATTACGAAAGAGAAAGGAAATAAAATGGTGCGCTTGCACAATGTTTCAGCTATAATTGAAGCTGGAAACGTTTTTTTGCCAGAAAGAGCCGATTGGCTTTTTGATTATGAAAACCAAATTACCAAGTTTCCAAATTCGGAAAAAGATGACATGGTTGACCAAACTAGTCAATGCCTAGCGTGGTTTAAGGATAGGTCGGCCGATTTGGAATTTTGGGCAATTACTTTATGAACGAAGAAGAAGCTAAAAAATTTCTTTTTGATAAGATAAAAGAAAAATTAAAACAGATCCCTTTTAAAAGCATCTACCCCACTATTTCCGCGAACTTGGCATTAAGAAAGGCTGTCGATGAAATAATTAAAGATCAGTATTTATGCGACGATATAGCTATTAATGTTAGCGGTGATCGTGAAAATCAAATTATCAACGCTCAATTAACCTTTAGAAATCCATCTCCAGCCTTGAGAACTGCTTTGGAGAAATCTTTATGAAACAAGTGTCTCGAATTTTTAATCCAAAATGCCCCTGCTGTGTTGAAAGAATGGAATTAGAAAAATCTGATCGATCTTCGCTAATTATTGAAAAATACTTTGTTGAATCCCATCAAGATGCCTGGGAGGTCTTAAGAAATGCTAGGTTTAATAAGTTTCCAAACAAAGTTTACTTCTCGCTAAAAACTTCAATAACATTCTTTGTCTCCCTGGAAAACGGGGTAGGAATATCTTTGTTTGACATAGCCAATTCTTCTTGCGCAGGGATTCCATTTCAAATCAAAGATCTAAGTTTTGGCGTTGTAGAGATTGAGTACTTGAAATAGAGCCGACTGTCTCCTAATAGAAAAAATAGTTATTGCGGATGGGCTAGCTTCGCTAATCAGCCTGATCCACTTCCCCCGCAATCTCCATCACACTAGTCTCATTATCAGTATTTGAAAGCACCTCAAAGTCAAAATTCCTAAACGCCGAAATATCTGCCGGAGCAACGGCGTCTCCTTCGTTAATGTAGTTAGTCGCCTGGAAGGTGATTTGGTAAATGTAAAAGCTATTATTGAAACCCACCATCCCCGCAGAAATCGGACTCATTCTTGAAAATTTAGCCTCAGTCATTCCACTTGGCGGAGCAAAGCCAAGAAGCGCATGGCAAACTGGTGCAAAATAATCGCTCGCCGCGTCAGCCGTTCCTATGTAAAGCGTTTCATCACTAGCAGACCCGCAAGGCAAAAACAAATAGACCGTCGCATTTTGATAGTACATCTCGCGGATAATATCGCCCTCGGCATTGTAGGTTTGCGCGTCCGTAGAGTTAAAGTTGCTTTTACCAAACTCTCTTGGCCCAACCACAACAATCATCCACTTCTTTGAGGCCCCGGCCGGATATTTTGTAGTGTAAAAATCAGAAGCCCTTTCCAGAGAGATTGATCCCGTGATATTTGAAGCCACCTTAACATAGATTTGCCCTTGTGCTGGCGATAATGGCGCAGAATCAATCGCATAAGTGAAAGTTGTAGAGCTAGGAACGCTTAAAATCGTTTTATAGCCGTTGTAGCCAGTTAAATAAGCATAAACTTGAAAAATGCTTCCTGTGGCTGGCGTCACAGCGGTTTTGTCAACTTCAAAAATGAAGGTGTAAGCATTCAGAATTTGCTTTACCTGCCACAACCTTCCAAAGGCATTCGAACCATCTTCATTTGCACCAAAAACGTCAGCGATGGTGAACGTCTTAGAGTCAACAATTGACGCGATTGACGTCTTGCGATTATAGGCTGGCTGAGCAGTGCCAGAAATTTCGATTTCAAAATTAGCATTCGCAATAAAGCCATTATCTTCAACCGTAGTCACTGTGGCAATATGCGTGCCCGTGTCGATAGTTATTGAAGCGATTTGGTAGGCTGGAGGCGTCCAAACTAGATTGTGATTGCCGTTGTACAAAGCCTGGTCTGCGCCAGAAATTTCAACTTGGGTGCTGGCTTTGGTTAAATTATGTTTTGTTGAGCAAAGCGCTGAAGCATAACCTTTTACTTGCGTCAAAGAAGAAATGGCGATTGGTGTTTTCGCCCCTGTAATTAAGACTTTATTTGCCAGAGTGTTTGATCCAGTGTCAATCCACGCCATCGTAGCAGCCCCGCTATAAATCCACTGTGTTCCAGTTGCGGTAACGTAAGCAAAATCATTGATATTTGCCGTTGGGTAAGCGGTAACTAGAGCCGAATAAGTCGCAAAAACACCTTTGTAATTGTCGAATCCGTGCGGCGTTGCTGTAGTCGCTGTGACGACCGAGCCAGAGCGAGTTAGTGATAAAACCGAAATTACGGTAGAAAAATCATCCGTGTATTTTGGAATTACTGCTTTGAGTTGGTTTACTATGTTAGTGATTTTCATGGCCTTACCTCATCTTTGAGTTAATCGCCTGGACGATGTTATTTCGAATAGTCTGGCGCGATTTCTCGATGTTGTTTCTCAGATATGGCCTAGGCGCCATTTTATCAGTTCCATCCTCAAGAAATCTGGCATATGGAGTGTTTGCGCCAATTCTTAAACGATTTGCCCCCTGCACAGAAAAATAAACTGACATTCTTAAGCGTCCAGAAATTACGCCGGGAGCCTCGCCAGGTGCGGAAGCGATATGAGTTCTGCCTCTTGCTAAAACGCGACCAGTGCGGCCGCGAGTAACTTGATAAGGACGACCATGCTTTGGCGCATTCATGTCTTTTTTTATCACACCGTCATTTGCCAAACCAGCTTTGCCCGCGATGTCTAAGCCGCTTTGTTGTAGCCCTCGCCTGATTCCTTCCTGGAAAGAAGATTGTAAATTTCTAATTTTGTTCAAAACGACTCGGTTATTGCCGCTAATGCTCATCATTGGCTCAGCTCGTTTGATTGCAGATAATCCGGGCCGCGCACACAGCATCTAAAAACTGCAAACTGCCTTCTTCCTTCGAGATTTGGGATTGTACTTTCAATGCTGTAAAAGATGCCGTTAGAGGCAATAATGTTGGTTTTGTTAATTCCCGCCGCCTCATTGAAACGCACGTAAAATTCATCGGTGATTTTACCAACCACCATGTTGGCTTCGTTAAAAATTTCTTCGCCGTTTACTGATCTTTGGAGCGCCCAAATTGTCCTCACTGTAGAAACTAAAATGCTCGGCTCAGCAAGTCCTAGAGTATTTGCAACCTTAGTGCGGTCGTAAATGATGATTTGGTAACGCAAATCGCCAGTGCAAATCTTATATGGCTTTGGCTTTATGCGTGTGCAGTTAGGCATTACAGATCAAAGATTTTCCAGGTTAGGATTGAACTTTGGATAAACGCCGGAAGCTTAGCGCAGTCTCCGCCGCAATCACCCCGGTTTTCATAAAGATAAGTAATCATCTGAAGCAGGCATTGCTTGATACTCATTGGAACGTCTGCCGCTGTTGTTCCAAAACCGCAAACAAATGTAATTTTTACTGCTTGCGCCCTATTATCGAGGTCGGTAGGCCAGTTAGAATCCTGTTTTAAAAAGATTTGCGGCCAATTATTCGCTTCTTTGGTGAAGTAGTAATTTGATGAGGAAAAGGTCACTAAAGCGTCGTCTTTGTAGTATTCAATTGAAGTGACAGACTGAAGGCGAGATTTTTTTAGCAGAATCGGCGAACCCAATCCATAATATGAGCCATAAAGCACGGGTGCATAACCGCCAGAATTTCCGGGGAAATTGTCTGGATAAGTGGCGTAAGTTTTATTTATGAGATCACGTCCAGACTTTAGCTCAAAATAGTTTGTCGCAGATAAGATTAAATTAGTAAGGTAACTGTCTTCAGTATTTCCGCTAATACGTAACTGCGCCTTGACCTCATCTAGCGTAACCACAAGCGTTGACGTTCCTGTAATCAGGTCGTAATCAACGGGGGTTTGATAATAAAAATAATTTGTCATAGAGGATTTGAT